GTTTATTTCTTTCGCCTGGATTTGTTCCTATGTTGTGATTTATATAAAGCATTTTACTAGGCATTATATAGCTACGCTCATTAGAAAGTCTAACAAGCATGTGCTTTTTTTCAACCGAGTTCGCAACATAGTCATTCTCTAATCCTATCGGAATTGGAGAAAATTTTGGAGATCCGGTAACAATATTTTGACCATACCATTTTGGAAACTTGTTAGCATATGGTGTAAACTTTTCATCCACCGCTATGTCTCCATTATGAGTTACTATATTGATTTTTGAGCTGTTGTTTTTGATAAAATTAAGAGCATCATCAATTTTTAAAAACTTTACTCCTGGGATGCTTGAAAACCTATCACCCCAAACAAGGTCATTATATTCTATAGAAAAATTAAACATTTTTAAGTATTAGGTTAGTTAGCTTGTCAATTGAGTCTTTATGTTTTGAATATGGCCTAATTGCATGACAATCATAGTAATCTTCGGAGATTACTTTTGATTCATCCCATTCCCAGTTCAATCGATCAATTCTATGACATCCGTGAGGCCCACAATCTCTAAATTGACGAACTATTCTTGATTGATCTGAAAATCTATTTAACATTCTACTAGACCACATCTCATCTGCTCCCCAATGAGGCAAGGCATCTGAAAGGCCATTTGGAGTATAATTGTGACTATTTTCTTTCCAGAATTCTTTTTTTACAAATTCTTCAAAACTTTCTGGCAATTCTAAAATTTCCTTAAAAGTTCTTCCTTTGGCTACGTTGTAGCAGCATAGATAAACAATATTGGGGTGGTGCTCTCCTGGGTCCGCATTAAGATGAAGCCACTTGTCATCAGGAACATCTAAAGGCCATCCTAGAAAATAATGTCTTGATATTGGCAACATATCAATATCCGATGTCATCCAAGTTGCGTCAAGATCGGTTGAAGGAATCCAGTAACGAGATATTTGACACTGAGTATTTACTGGAACACCTGGGATAATAGGCATTTTAATAACTGTGCCAAATTCTGTAGACGGATTTCCATTACCAAAATACAAAAGAACTGGTTCAACTTGGAACTTTTTCTTCCATATTTTAGAAACTATTGGCCAAAAATCTAAATAAAAAGCTTTGTCGTCTGAAGCATGTATGACCTTATCAATTTTCATTTAATCCGTCCTTCTTGTATGGGCTACGATCTGAGGAGTACCTCTTAAATGCGGATCTCCCCATTCAGTGATATCTTCCATCATCGATACCGAATTTTTTTTGCATACTAAGCTCAATAGCGACTGATCATGCCTATGCTCTTTAAAAGATGGATAATTAGGAGTTTTACTAGGAGATAAAAATTCATCGGACACCATATGAAAATCACTCACAAGCCTTTGCCACTCATTAATTATATGATAAGCAAAATCGTTTTTTTTGCATAGCAAAAAAGTGCTCATAATTTGTTTTGTATCCGTATATTCTGGGACATCACAATTTAAACTCACGAAGCAATCTCTCTTGTTCCAGTCTTTTTCGATCTGAGCTATATTGAAACACAAAACATTACTTTTTGCATTTTCCAATCTTTCAAAAACAGGGTTCATAGAGTGAACAAAATGACACCCAGAATCAGAATACATCAATATGTCACCATTATTTATTTTATCTAAAGCATCTAGACATATTTGAGGCTTCCAGGCCCAGTATCCTGCACCTCTGGTGTATTGGAAATGTTTTTCGTGTCTGTTTACAAAATCAACTGACAACGAATGTTTTCCGTAACTTATTACGTGATCAAATCCAGCAACTTCCTTGCCAGTTTTACTGTTTAATATTTGTGCGTTAAAATAACCGCCATTTGGGTGGTTTGCAGAACAATTAGTTCCCTTAGCTGCATAATTAATTAAATATTTAGTCATGGTAATATTGTATTTTTTCGACAAAATAATTATATGTTATTAAGAGATTTTAATAAAATGTATTGCATAAACTTGCCAAGAAGACAAGACAGAAGGGCAAGATGTGAACAGATATTTTCTGAACTTCAATTAAACGTTCAGTTTGTAGACGCAATTGATGGAAGCACCCTTACAAACATAGGGGAGTTAAAGCCTGGGGCAGCTGGATGCTGTATGTCGCACCGCAAGGTATTTGAGATGATCCTAGCAGACAAAACAATAAAAACAGCTTTGATTATGGAAGATGATGTAGAATTTGACAGAAACTTGGGAAAAAGATTTCAAGAATACTACCCAATGGTACCAAAGGATTGGCAAATGCTATATTTTGGAGGCAGTCATAGACATAATCCAATAATGATGATAAATAGGCATGTCCATAAGTTAAGAAAAACATACACAACTCATTGTTATGCAATTAAAAGAACTGCATTAGAAAAAATTATGGAAAGATTTAGCGATAATGTAATATTTACAAAACCAGCAGATCTTCATTTGGCATTTTTACAAAAACACATGCCATGCTATGGATTTAGACCACACCTGGCATGGCAAAGAGCAGATCACTCTGACATAGAAAATACATTTAAGGATTATAGGAATATTAGATAAATGTGGGTAAAATCAAGTTATGATCAAGATTGTTTCTAATAATTTTAAAAAGGTATCAGAAAATCAACTAAAAAGCATTGCAGAAGAATGCAGAAAGTTGATTGGTACACTAAATAGCTCTGGAAAAAGACTGTCTGCTCATGCGCAATTTAGTGGCGGTACTCCAAAAACTTATAATAATCCATGGCTATGTGTTGTCAAAGAATCCGAAAACACACAAAACATAGAAGCAATATCTGCCTTAAGAAATACATTACTAGAAGCAGTTAATTATTTTCAAAATAATAGTAATGTAAAGAACGTAAACGTTAAAACCTTGGCATCTGGGCCAGCTCTTATAGAGCAAATGCGTAAGATGGCTTTTTGATTAGTGTGCTGAATTTAACATTAGCACTAAGCTGACAAAAGAAAAAGTTAAAATTACACCAACGACAAAGCCGCTCATCCATATTTTAAAAGCGTATTTATCTATCTTATTTTCTTTGTGAGAGTTTTTCAAGGATTAATCTCCCTTTAATTTTTTCTATAATTTGATTTATAGAAGATAGGCTTTCAATGATAGGCCCGTTGTCTTTTGAGTTAAAAGTCAAAGACATTCCTTCTTGATTAATATTCCAATTTTTAAACCATTTCTTATAGTCTTCGTCTGCAGACTTGATTGTTAATCTGACTTCGATGCTATTGTCATCAAAGTCTTGCTGAACATCCTCACTGGGACTAGCTGTATTATTAGATAAAAGCACATGAAAAAAACTATTCATACTACCAGAGTTTATCTTTGCAGATATTAAAATATTTACGCCGCTATCAGCAAAGTTTCGTATTCCATCTATTTTACATGTCCAAGAGTTAGTTGTTAGATTGAACTCCCAACCGTCAAAGCCTAAATCAATTTTTTCTGTTTTCTCTTCAGAGTCTTTCCAGCTGTGTGGATAAACATTGTAAGTAGAATTGGAGTTTGGATACGAATTCTGATAATGCTTGCTCCAATGTGATAGATTTTTTTGCATAATATTTTTATGACTTTTCTTGCTTATGCTATTATGGTTTTTTTGATTTGAATTTTGAGTGCTCATATCTTTATATATCCATCATTTCATCTCTATGATACATTCATTCAATAAATCCATGTTCAAGTGCATGCAAAAAGGAGGCAAACCATGCTTATTTCTTCTCACAAACCCAGTAGAGCTAGAAAATCCAAAATTGTTTAAAGCACCATCAAGATGTTTATAAGATTCTGATACATCACGACTAGGCAATATTATAACGCAATTAAAAGACTGCCATTTTTGGCCTGTAGGGAAACTCCAAACACGAAATGCATGAGTCTGCCAATTTTCACTCATGCGCATTATGGAAGACCTCCAGCATCTTTGCAAGGTACTACGATTAACTTCATCAGACTGTAAATGATTCATCCAGAAAAGAACATTTTCTGGCTCTAAAGATCTCATTATTTGCATCAATTTTGTAACAAATTTACGGACTGGATGACCACCTTGGTATGTAACTATGCCTCCAGATTCTGATCTCATAAAAGAAGTCTTTAATATTATTTTTGATCTTTCTTCTGGAGTTATTAATTCATGTCCCACTGATTGTATAATATGCTTTTCCAGAGAAATTCGAGATGAAAAATCAAAAGGTTCAGCAAAGAACTTTTCAAATTTTTCTGAATTATATACTATACTCTTCTGCATAAATATGCTTTCCTACAACTCTTTATCGAACAACCTTGACTCGCTACCCCAGCTTGGAATAAGTAAAATATTTGGATGGGATATATCTTTGTGGAAAGAGGCGTTAAAACAAGATGCCGAAAACGAAGTCGTAAAAGAATTTAATACTTTGTTAGAAAAAACATTAAACAATCAAGAACTAATAGAGAATGTTAATTTTATAGAAATAAAAAAACATATCGAAGCTTTCCCGAGAAGATCAGAAATGTGCGTGTATGTTTTAAGGCTCCGCTAATCATCTAGCAGAATTAAGAACAGTTCTTTTTATAATTTCAATAGGACTGCTTTTAATTTGCATAATATTGTCAGATGCTTTTACCAACTCAGACATTGAAGATATAATATTGAATCCAGAAACGGATATATTTTCATCTATATTTTTAACTTCTTGTATGCCGTTTTTTACTGTTACGCAAATTGTAAAAAACTTAGACATTTTTTCTACAATAAACATACTTAAGTATGTTTCAAGATCTTCAAAATCCATAGATCTTTCATCACACCATTCCCAAAGATCGTGTGCTTTTTTTACGTTAGACATAGACGCAGGTCTTGCATCTGGTGCTTTATCCCAAATTTGAAGAAGTTTTGGAAATATAAATTCAATTTTTGAAAGGTCATTCTTACTCATAAAACTGCCCCGCTTGGATTCGAACCAAGACAAAAAGCTTCAAAGGCTCCGATGCTACCGTTACATCACGGGGCAATACTCTACTTATATCGTATCCAGAGCAGCAATAAGAGAGGAAAGAATAGCCGCAATAGTGAAATAAAATTATACGACATGAATTGGTACAAAAAAGCCAACTCCACAGTTTCATATACTGGAATCTTGCTAGACCAAGCAAGTCATCAAATGCTCATTGAAAGAATGAGCACTTTCATTCCAAAAGGATGGAAGATCTATGCGCATCACATGACCATAAACATGGGGCCTGCTAAAAATAAAAAAGACGTAGGTAAAATTATCAATCTAACAGCATCAGAATGGGCCAAGGACGAAAAGGTGATAGCTGTAGGAGTGCAGGGATATGATATCAAAGACGGACGCAAGCCCCATGTAACCGTTGCAGTAAATACGGAAGTTGGAGGCAAGCCAAAAGATAGCAACTTGCTTTCTGGATGGCAGCCAATAAGCCAACCAATACCGCTTGCTGGCGTAGTACAAGAAGTTCCTACGCAGCAATAAAACCTTTAAGGGCGTAATGAAGGCCCTTAATAAAAAGATCCTCAATATTAATTGCACTGCCATTCAAGTACTTTTCTATGTACTCATCTCTTATCGCGTCAAGACTTTCTTGATTTTCGCCGCTAAAAGCACTTGATCCATTTAATCTATTTTGATTAAATTTCCCTATTGATTTAAATTGGTCTCTTCTAGTTGTACAGATGAATCCGACGTGTATAAACATTTTTTGTCTTACACACAATGGTTTCATTCTATTGATATTCTTTATATTTTTATCAACGATGTTTTCCATTTGCCATATTGGGATTTCTCCTAGAGTGTGCATGCATTTTTTAAATACAGACTTGCCCATTAGCCAAGGCCAGTTGCTATATATTCTTTTTTCTGGCTGTGGAACCACTCTTAAAAAGTCATCACTGTACTCATAAGTCTCTAAACACTTCCATCCATAATTTGACTTTGCCAATTGGAGGTAAAAGAATGGGGTGTTTATTTTTTCTATTTTATTTGTCAAGTCTTTGAAACATGTATCTTTTGAAAATAATACATCGGGAGATATTAGTGTATTGTCTGTACTAGTATCATCAAAATAAGATGTGCATGGGAAAAAATCGTCTTCTGTAAAAATAATAAAATCTGCATCAGACTGCTTAAAAAAAGACTCAAACAATCTACCAACACTTCCTTTTTTCCATTCATTACGATTCTTGCCATTTTGAAAAACAATGTCAAAGTTAGGCTTTAATGCATCAACGCACTCCTGTCTTGAGCCATCATCTAGTAAAATAAAGTTTCTTATAAATGGAAAATACATTTTGGCCAATTTTACATTAGCTTCAGCAAAATATGGCCTATTCCAATGAAGAACTACATAATCTATATTCAAGCCATTACCTCTGATGCAAATTTTGAAAAAGTATTCTTTATTCCAATTGTTGAGAGGTCGCTTATGGATATATCTACTTTTTTCTCTAACCACTTATTTAAAAATATTTTATTAAAATCATCTATATTGGAAAAAGCTTCTCTTTGACCTATTGAGTCTGCAAATGCTTTTGATTGCTCATTCCTTATCATAGATTTTTCTGTTTTTTCAGAATATCTCATATCTTTTTTGGAAAATGGCAGACCAACATGAACAAACATTCTCTTGCTGGCGCACCAGTTCCAATTGCCAGTACCAAAGTTTTTTGCCATCCATTTGTTTAAATGACTTTCAACTGTCCACATGCCAGAGTCCTTAGGTATGTCTAAGTGTTTTGCAATCGTAGCTGGCATGACCCAAGGCCAATTACTGTAATAAAATCTAGTCTTTTTAACGTGATCCATTTGACACCATTGCAGTTGATTTGATCTATTTTTGCCAGTACATGGAACACCCTTCCATCCGCTAGCGTCCCTAGAAGGCTGAATCATTATGGCCTTTTGACTTTTAAACAAAAAAAGACAATCTGCAAATGGATCTACACCACCAGATATTTTTGAATTTGGATACTCTCCATTATTATAAAAAGAGCTATCATCTATACCATTCGGGCACACAAAAAAATCATCCTCAGAAAAACTAATATACTTGTTTTTGCATTTTTTTATACCACTCATCAAAGTATTAGATGCAGAACTTTTACCCCACTCAAAACGATGATTACTCTGTACATATACATGATCAGCTCCAAATGATTGTACTAAGTCTAAAACTCTCTTATCAGAGCCATCGTCTGCTATAACAATTTCAGATACTGATGGACAAAATAATTTTAATAAACATATATGAGCTTTTAAAAGCCACGGCCTGTTATAGTGCAAAATAACATGACTAATCATTTTTTGTTCCTCAAAACCGAAATTCCAAACTCTACATATTTTTTAGAAGAATTTGATATCAAAAGATCGTCATACTCAAAATTTGAAATTGGATTTTTATAACTGTTTATGTAAGCATTTGCAACTTCATCAATACTAATGTCTGGTGGATTTTTCGGACTTGCCTGCTCTCCATGCCAAACTTTATCATTTACGATGTAACCTCTATGTTTTACTATCTCTGATGTGCCTCCAGAATTGGTGTGAATAACCTGCTTGCCAGCCACCACGCTCTCTACTACTGAATTTGGACACCAATCTATCCATGCAAGATGAACAGTACCAATACAGCCAGCAATATATCTAGCTAATTCTTCTCTATGCAAATCTCCGGCATATATTACACTTGGATGGGAAACATGATAGTCTGGTGGACCACAAACAACTAGCTTTACTCCGTTTATTTCAGCCCTCAGGAAGCCATCCACTGACTCTTTTAACCTTTTATGTCTACGCCATTTACATAAAGCTAAAAAGTATGGAAAACCTATGTCCTTTGGCTCTACTAAAAATTCTCTAGGATCACATCCATTGTATATTATTGCATTAGGCTTATTTGAATTAAAATTAAGTATCTTACAAGCGTAATCTTTGCAATACTTACTCTGGTATATTATTCCATCAGAAACTTTCATAGAATGCAATATGCCAGCATTTCTAACTTTTGTACCATGAGTTCCGTCAAAGTATACGCCATCCAGTCTTTTTATGTTGACTATTGATTTTTTATTAGGATTATTGATGTAAAAATGTATGTCTGATTTTTCATGCGAACTGACAATCTTACAACCAAAATCAGATATGTTTTCTCTTACTCTTTGAAAAAACTTATGTTTACCACTTGAGTCATTGTCTGGTAAGTCAAAACTTATTCTAATTGAATCTTGAGCTAAAAACTTATTGCTTATCTTTTTTTTTATGTCTTCGGGGCATTTACTATCTATCTTGAACACCATTACGTTCTGCGTAAGATAGGAAGGTATGCCTGGCACATTGTCTTTCCATCCTTTTGATATTTTTTCAGATAGATCTGATCTGTATAAGAAACCAAATTTTTGTATTTTATTTATCCAATACTCTTTTGGCTGACAATTAAAATGATAAACACCCTCTTGTCCTGGTCTTGCCGCAGTAATCACTATCATGCGAGAAGAGCTATTGGCAATATTTTCACAAAACATGTCTGCTTGTTCTGGTAAAAGGTGTTCTGCAACCTCTACCGATACTGCAGTGTCAAATTTGCCAAAATCACTCTTTTCAGCAGCATTTCCGTACATTACATCTTGCTTTATATTTTCAACCAAATAAGGCTTTGCCGCCTCATAACCCACCTCAATCCCCAACACTTTATTGACACCCTGCTCTTTTGCTCCAGATATAAGCGAGCCTATTCCGCAGCCCCAATCTATCATGGAAGAAGAGCCAAGTTTCATTGCTAAATATTTCCCCATCGCGACACCCCAATTATGCTTATCTTTTGTCCTCTTTGAAAAAAACTCTTCTGGATAAAGATCAGCTGGATTTTCTCTAGCAATAGGTTCCGCATCTGTATTATTTAATTTTTGCTTACTCAATATTTTTTCTTTCCAATTATAATTAGATAATATTTTGCATTCCGACAAATCAGTCTTTCTTATTTCGACAAGACTGAGAAGCTCGCTACTCAACCTTTTGTTATTCTTTATTTTCCAAGGACTCTTATGCATTTGATCACCATGCTGCCTGTAAAGAGCAACTGGTTCGTCAATAAATCCTATCTTAAACCCATGATTGTATATTCTAGCCCACATCTCTCTATCACTTTTACATCTTAAGTCTTCATCATAAAGACCAACTAGATTGTGAATGTTTTTTCTTAAAAGAACACATTGCGGATGTATATTCTTCCATTGGTAAACTGGCTTTTTATTATCAATCCATTTTTTTCTTAATTCATTTTCCCATCTTCTATTTTTTGAAAAATTATACGCCCAACCATGAACCAGGTCAAAACCTTCTTTTATTTTATTATAACGCTTGGACAGGGAGCTTGGCATTAACATGTCGTCAGCATCAAGCATGCATATAAAATCTCCGCTAGACATAGCTATGCCAACATTTTTAGCAACAGAATATCCATAATTTTTAGATAGACGAACTAATTTTACTCTTGGATCGTTTTGAAATTTTCTTTCTACATATTCTGGTCCACCATCAGAAGAACCGTCATCTACGATAATCATTTCAAGATCTGTAAAATCCTGAGATATTACACTCTTAACGCACTCTAAAATATAACACTTATAATTAAAAAGTGTAGTTATAACAGAAATCTTCATTTTATATGTAAAATAGGTCTAGGACTAAGTTTCCACATTGCTCTTCTCTTACGGGCTTCCATCATAACTTTAGTCCATTGCGCCCTAGATGGCTCTGTATGCCCTATAGAATCTTTTCTGCCCGTCCTCCACAGGTAGCATTCCCTATCAAGGAATAAGCCGTCAGCAAGCTCCTCTAGCCTATATCCCATATATTTATCCACCGCACATTTAAGGTCTTTTGCCCATATTTTTTCCAATCTTTCTATTCTATTAGAAAAAGTTCTAAAATGACTATAGCAATGCTTATTGCGCTTACCTTCGTTTAATAGACTGCTACCATGTGGAGGACATGAACTAAATCCTCGCTTAATTGGATTCAAATGAATATCACACATTTTGAACTGAGTATACACATACCCAATATGAGGATATTTATTATATTGTTCCATGACCGAAGATACCGCATCTGGGGTTAATCCATCATCAGCATCAAGAGAGCCAAAAAAATCGCCTTTAGACATGTCGTAAGCAACCTTTAAGCAATTTCCATAAAAAAGTCTTTTGCTGTTTTTTACGTATTCTACTTGTATGTCTTTGTTTGCCAATTTTTGAGCATATTTATGAAAATTTTGATCTGTCCCGTCTGTGCTGCAGTCATCAACGAAAGAAACACGTAAAGGCCTGTAATCTTGTAATAAAATACTGTTCATCCATTGTTCAAGATACGAAATATTGTTATAGCTTGCAGTTAATATGGTAAATATGGAGGTCATGGACCGAAAGTCCTCGAAAAATATAAATAATGAGTACGTACACATTTAATATCGACAGATTGGGAAATCTTTTCATCACCCTTATTGGGGTTGCTCCAGACGAATTTTGCAGATTTGCTCATAAAGCTGCAGCTGCAAAAATACCATTGATCATGACTACCTCATTTGGATCAAGAAAGACTATGCAATCTAATTTTCAATATAAGATGGCAGTAGAAAACATACTGACAGAGATTGGCCTACGATCACATGATACCACAGTATTTGATGTTCCTCAGTCCACTAGAAATAATGAAGACACAATTATAAAAGTAGTGTCTTTTGATAAATTTGGAGACTTGACTATCAAGACACAAGATAGAAGCACCGGTACCGACAAGTTTAGTGCAATATTTTACAGTATAGTTAAAAGAATATTTGAGAATAAAGTTGCTCCAGTTGGAGACAATACATACATTATATCTAGTGTTACAAAAAATCTGATAAGACAATTTGTTAATGCTCTTCTGGCAAGCAAGTTTGACGTATCGCCACTGACTCCAATTGTAAATAATGCACCTGAGGATATAGAAGGATATGTAAATCCCATGGTTCTTGCTGAAGCTTCAGATTATCCAAACTGGATTATGAAAATAACTGCAAATAAGGGGAGCAGAGACCCATCGGTAGTTGCACAAGAAATGGACAATGTAATATCTTTTCTTTTTCCAAACAAGACAGATAGCGCAAACAATAACGAACCACAATATAAAGTAGCTGTGATAAAAAACAGCATGAGAACTACTTATTACTTGAGATGCGACTACAGAGAATTAAAGTCTTTGCAAACCATGCTTGAGAAAAACAATTTCAATACAACAGCAATGGGGGCTTTAATAGACGAGCTCACCAGAAAAAAGAAAATACAGAAAACCAGAATAGATGGTCAATTAGATGGATTTAAAACAAATGCAGAGTTTTTAGAACTCGTTTCACAATATGAAAAAATGTTCTTTAGGCATTTAGATATTCCAGAAGAAGATAAAAAGTTTTTTCCAGCACAAATAAAGGGCATACAGTTCTTATATTCAAGACAAAGCGCACTTCTCGGTGATGAGGTGGGAGTAGGAAAAACTATACAAGCAGTAGTAGCAGCTGACATTAGAATGAGAAAAAGTGGTCCTGGATGTTTAATTATAACAAAAAACGCGGTTGTGCCACAATTGATTGTTGAGATACAAAAGATAACAGGCGCTACAAATGCAGAAATATCTGGAAATTGGCAAGCACCATCGAGATGGACCGTTTTGCCATATCAAATTTTTGAAGAAGATGCTATGGTTACAGGTGCAGATGGAGTTGCACGTCCATTAAGAGAAATTGCTACAGAAACACTCATTAATTATGCAAAAAATAAAAAGTTTACTGTGTGTATATTGGATGAAGTCCATATGGTAAAAAATGGAAACCCAGAACACAGAAACGTTAATGGATTTTTAAAGCATAAAAGTAGTCATAGGACCTTCAATGTACAAGAAATTACAAAAAACATTCCTTTTGTGTGGGGCGCTTCTGCGACCATAGTTGCTAATAAGCCACGAGACCTCCTCAATCAATTAAAGGCAATAAACCATGGCCTCGGCAACATGGACTATAGTGAATTTAAGAATAGATTTGATTCATCAGACGACGAAATAGAAAAATATCAAAAAGCTGATATGATTAGAGACTTGTTGACAGATCAAGGAGTTTATATTAGAAGAAGCAAAAAAGAAGTTAATCCAAACATTCCAGACATAACCGTTGAAGAAAACGGAATATCTCTTTCTTCAGACGAGATTGAATTAGCGATGAAGGGAGTAAAAAATAAAGAAAGACCTACTGCTCAAGAAATGAGTACAATAAGGCAAAAAATAGCGATGAGTAAAGTTCCAAATACTGTAGCTTTAGCAATATCTATGCTTGAAAGAGGAGAAAAAGTAGGAATATTTACTGCCCACAAAGATCCATTAACAGAAATACAAAGACAGCTTAACATTGAACTCGACTCCATGTATCCAGGTCAAAACAAAAAAATTGCTGCAATTTATGGTGATCAAGACAGTTCAGAAAAACAAGCTATTATTAATGATTTTAAAAATCCAGAATCAAAATATATGGGAATAGTAATAAGCATTGAAGCAGGAGGTACTGGACTAGACTTCCCAAATATATTGACTAACGTCATTGTTAATGATTTTGACTGGTCTCCAAGTGATGACGACCAATCTCTTGGAAGATTCCACAGAATAAGTTCTAAAAAAGCAGTAAATGTAATTTATATGATAGCAGACAATACTTTAGATAGAAGGTTTTACAATTTGCTACAAGAAAAAAAGAAGATAGCAGAAAAGATACAGAACCTCACTGAAGCAGAGAAAAAAGCTGCCACATCAACGGCAGTTGATGCCAGAGAACAGATTGCCAGAATTAGACAAGAAAAATGGAATGCTCTCACTCATATGAGTGCATTAAGAAGAAATGCATTTGGAACTGCACCAGATGCATTGGCTGAAATTTAATCTTCTTTTATTCTGTGTTTGTTTACAACGGCAAAAAACATCCCCCAACTACCGGAAGATATCATTTTTTCAAGCTTTGCGAACATAGGCTTTGATATATTTTCAAGCTCATAACGCCTATGCTTGTGACCAGATTTAGTGTATTCGTAAACATCTACAGTTACTTTACCAGAAGCCTGTCTGTGATGTAACTTTATCTCAAGGCTCTTTCTAGACGAATTAGATTTACCAGCTTTTAAGACAGCTGAGTGAAATCTAGATACAGAGTGAGATGTTGATGCTGTTTTTATTAAATTATCTAATAAATAAAATAACCTGCGCATACCATTAATTCTATAATAGCATGAATGTACCTTATTTTTTATTAATTACAATTTTGCCATCTTTAATGTCAAGAACGAGCTCGTCTCCATCTTTCCATTCCAGATGGTTTATGATTTCGTCTGGTATGGGCAAAAAGAAAGCCTCATCCTTGTTGAAGTAATCTGATTTATCAACCCAATGTACTTCTAACTTTGCCAATGCGGTGATCTTCTTCTTGCTCATAAAGCTCCTTCAACGGACAGAGTGGGATTCGAACCCACGGTACGGTTTCCCGTACACAGCATTTCCAATGCTGCTCCTTCAACCACTCGGACATCTGTCCTAGTCTTCTATATCTATATCCGAAGAGCAATTGTCGATGACAGGAATAGCAAAATCTCTTGGAAAATTTTCTTTATCTTCTTTTTCTTTACACATAAATTATTTCAGGTTAAGCAAGTATTTTGTTTTGTTAACTAAAGCCAACATCTCATCCTTGATGTTGTGCAAATCAGTTCTTTCTTCTGGAATAGCGTCTGAAAGACTTTCAGATATGAATTTCTCAACACTGTTCATGAAGTCAAGTGGGGTAACGGAATCTATTGAGTGACACTTGCACTCAAAAGAACCTACCTCTAATATAGATCTGTCAGAACCAGCAAAAACTTCTACAAATGAATCAACTAGACCATCAAGGTCTTCATAGGCATTGCCCAACGCCTTATGCTCTGCATAAGAAGTTGTCTGCCAGTGAAGAATGCGAAGCTGATTTTGTATGGTTAAAAAACTTTTTATTATCATTTTATTTACTCCTGTCATAAGGTAATATTATATACTAAGAATTGACCTGCTCACCCTCTTTAAGCTGAGGCTTTGATCTTTGACAAGCACCGCAGCCTTTGTTTACTGGTTGACCAACAACGGCATTTGATATTCTTTTTCCAAGATGTTGTCTGCCCAAGTTTTTTAGATTATGCCTATTGAGAGGACAAAATACTAATTTAGGATTTACCTGACTCTTGATTCCTGTAAAATATTCTTCTGAAGTCCACTCAGTTCCGTCTGGTAATTTTTCAGAGAAAACTCCAGTGATATCCATGCCATAAAAATTAGTGTTTCTAGAAAGCAAATATTTTTCTTTATCTTGCATACTTGTGTTCATAATTACCGAAAGCACCATTTCATCATTGACTTTTATGTTTCTTTTTCTTAAATGTTCAGAAGCCATTTTTGTCATTTGATAAAAATCTTTTACAAAATCTGGTTTGACAAAAAAGTGATTTGCATTCAAATTATAACAACTACTTGAAAGATTCCCAAAACTTCTAACAGCATCAGAAAATTGAAGCACATTCACTTCGTTCCAGCTGTTTCTTTGCAAGTTGTCTCCCATAAGATTAGATTCTAAAAATGATACACATTGCTCATTGCCCATAAAATCATTAAATGATTGTGCAAAGTTATAAATCATGTAGTGATGAGCACCAAAATAAGAAAGTATCGCATCAGGGTACATTTCATGCAATTTATTCAAATAATCAAATTTCCACATGCCATTCGGGTCAAACTTTATGGAAGCGTCAAGCGGTATGCTTGTTGCCCCAGCAATATCAAAATCAGACCAAGCGATAAATTCATTTTGATTACCAGCAGCTCTTAATGAGCGAACAAAACCCTGCAAAGCAAGACAGGAATCTCCACTACAAACTGACCATATAATTTCTCTCATATTAACTCCCATGAATTATAGAAAGCATTTTTATTCCAAAATCTGAAATATCAGAACATTTAAATGTCTTATTCATTTCTCTTCTGTCATTTATCGACCAATTTTTTATATCTTGCAATGAATTATACGCTATGCAGCAATTTATGTTATTATAAACTTCTGTAGGCACAAAAACACGTTCTCCACTTTCGTTAAGAACTACTGCTTTTTTCATAGTCATAATTCTATCTGCCATTTGAGGCAGAACTATCCATCCATTAATAGGCTTTGAAATATCAATCTCAGACACACTGTCTAGCGAACCATTCATGCGCAATGCACTCATATTCTTAATTTGATTTTTTAATACGACATCATTACTATCCGTTTTATCTACAATTATTTTCCATTCATGTTCTTGATCAGTTGTTACATTTACTTTTAAGTTATCATACACCCTAACTTCCATAAATGGATTTATATCATGAATTATGCTTTTCATGCCAAAATGCTCACTTACAGAATCTATCAATATGAAGTCAAAAAAACCAAGAGATATTTCTTTATATATGCCTTCTGTGATTCCTTCGCTTGTTAAAACTAAGATTCTTTTTAAACCATAATTCCGTAAAAAATTAAAAGACTCTTTTGGAAAAAGAGATTCTCCAAAATGTAAAGAACATAAAAAGGATGGAGTATCTACTCCTGAATACCTTAATATATTAGATATTGAAGACTCTATGTTGTCGTTATCAAATTTACCCTTGTCTTCATCAATAATGTAAGTGGTTACATATCTACTAAAAGCATTTTTCCATGTATTTAATTCTAAATTCGATTCAGATATTTTTGCTGACTTATTGAAAAATACCCAAGGGCTATATCTTTTCATTGCGATTACCAATTTTATTATTCATGCTATGCCATAGTTTTATCGTATTTACCGGGACTTTTTCAATACGACCACCGTGCTTGATTGGCTTAATGATAGCATATGTATCATGAAGCTCTAGTAGACGCGCCCTAGACTGGTGTGGAGCTCTTCCCTTTGCATTATGACGCACCCACACCTGCTGTTTTGACGATAACATCTTACGCATGGACTCAATCTGGTTCATGCCAGTATCATACCACGGTATGCTGGAGGTGTCAAGTGAATCAAACCACAAAGTACATCACTTTGAGCAGGCAAGAACTTGCCGAGGCATGTGATCTAGCTGAAAAAAGAATGAATGGAGTTAAAGATCTTGGGCTGCACGACAAGCATGGGGCATCTAATTTAAAAAATTTAGAATATCATTTACTTGGAGCAAGAGGCGAAATAGCGTTCAGAAAGTTTCTAGGAAGCGATGAGGCCTTGACGGTAAACACATTTCGGTCTACTCCAGACGTAAAAAATTATGAAGTTAGAACAAGACGTGAAGATCATTTTGATTTAATACTCAGAAAAGACGATCCCGATCACAAGATTTACGTGCTTGTGACCGGGAGCGGCTGCAAATACAAGATTGTCGGCTGGATCAGAGGCTCAGAAAGATATGAGCATGAAACCAAAACATATAACGATAGACCTAAGGCTTGGTTCGTGCCACAATCAGCACTTCATCAAATGGATGACTTGCCAGCCTGACTAGCGGAGTTCTTTCTACGACGAGATCTTGCTTCCTTTTCCATTTGCGCCTGCATAATCGCCTCTTTGCGCTTAGCCTTAATTCTTTCCTTGCGCTTCTTGCGAACTTTCAGCATTCTTCTTCCAGTCTTATTCATCGATATCTTCCTTTTTGAAAGTGATAGAGGAAACAGAGTCAATCATGTGCTTCTTCAGGCTCTTTTCCAGCTGAATGCATGAGTTTTCTGCGAATCTGACAGCATCCGCCTTGTCTTCTAATGTTGCAAGCATAAAGTACATACCGTCAATGCAAGCGTATACATTATAAATGACCCCTCCCTCAAAATCTTCGTTATCATCTTCATACGATGTTTCGAGGTAAATTCTAAAAATGTTACCAGGAGTCAAGAATGACTTTTTTTGTTCTTTGGCGTCTTCAGATTCCGCCAAAAAAATGGCAAACTCAATGTCGCCGTTGGTAACTTTTTCACTCTCACGTTCTTCCATCTTTTGCTCCTTTTTTACTCAAAAACAGGCGACATTCACAGCTATGCCACACCCATATATATCCCTGAAAACTCAGAGATGACACGAAAACATCTATGTGACTTAAACACCTATTGTGTGATGTTCGAAGTACTCATTAAGTTGTCTATTGACACGAATAAACTTTGAATTAGTAAATAAATCCTTTAGGTCGAAGCAATTTGTGTATGAGCAAGTTGATCTAAGTCCGCCCAGGATATGATTTACGGTTTCTTCAACTGGACCCTTGGCGTCCATGATTACCACTCGACCCTCAGAAGTTCTGTATTTAGAGTTGTTTCCAATCTTTTTCAATGCACGCGAAGAAGAAGACCCAGAGAAAACAAATCTTCTTTTTTCACCGTCATCTATGAATACGCCGTCATCGGCGCCTTCATCGTGGCCAGCAAGCATGCCGCCAAGAAGTACTATCTCCGCACCTGCTGCAAATGCCTTTGACACGTCTCCTGGATGAACGCAGCCACCGTCACTGACTACTCCACATCCACTTTCTTCAGCAACAGAACGACACTCAAGTAGGGCAGAGAGCTGTGGATAGCCGATACCGGCAACGCGTCGTGTAGTGCAGACAGACC